ACTAATATCTCTGCGTGAGCTTTGTGCTACTGATTCCCAAGACGCCGGACGAATATAAGTCAGCGCCACCTTCAGAGCTTTCTTAAAATCTTTTGACCGTTTGCTGTGGAAGTCACTGTTATATCTCGCAAACTTCTCGTTCTTAATCAAGCCCGAAACGACAATATAGTTCTCGCTGTCGTAATCAATTGTGCCCACTAGAAACGGCGGGCTAACGCGCGAATCATAAAAACAAATCGCGCCGAATTTATTATCCATTATGTTTACGCTTCGCGGCTCGGCATTGATATGCACAGGATAAACCGCGTTTGATTTGATAGCGTTGTAAAAGTCAATAAGATTTTTGTACCGGCAATTCTCGATGCCAGTTTCTCCAGTCCACTTAATCACAGGATATACCCCTTAAAAATTCCAAACGCGATAACTAAAATTACAGCGCACATACAGACCACCAATGTTTTCTCGCGCTTATACCAAGGCACCGGGTCTTCAAACTTTAGATACCGGCCATACGCTTCCTTGGTACTACGCGGTACTGAATACTCCTGCTTCGTCGCTTCACGTCCGTACATGATTGGTCCCCTTAAAAGTCAAACGCACTGAGAATGTCATCAACCTTCTTCTTTACATCCATACGAATAGCATCGCTATCGCGCACATCCCTAGCATCTACACCTGCGATAGCTTTCTCCAACTGCTGACGGGCTTGCTCCAACTTCGGGTCTTCGGTTACGTTCAGCTTGGTAAGCATGGCGCACAGGTCCATAGCATTGGTGAACATAGAATCACGGAATATTTTCTTGCTGCCTTCGTCGTAATCCAATCGCTCACTAATCTTGGTCAGGGTGCCATGCAACTGCCCCCACAAGTCGCGGGTGACTTCCTCCAACTTATCTGAAAAGAACTTTTCATATTGTTCCCGAAGCTCTTGGGCGGTATCATCCCCTGCCTTCACGCGGAAATCATCAACGTCTGCGATGGGCAAGAACACATACTTGATACGAAACTTACTGCGCAGTGTCTCTACGTCTGGATACTCGTCACGATTGAACAAGTCGCCCAACTGGAACGCAGCGGCAGACACAAGGGTCGGGTACTCATTAAGAAAGTCTTCGACTGCATCGTTGAACTGCTGCTCGTGGTAATTAAGAATCTGTTTGTAGTCAAAGAAGTTCTTCATCGGCAACAAGCGCGAACCTAAGTCCGACCAAGGTAGTGTCTGTTGACAATGCCAATTGCGAATGTTGGCGGCCATCTTCGTTACGACTTCCAGCTTGTCGGTACCTGCCAAAAGATGTTTAGAGTAGTTGCCCGCCTTAGTCTTCGTGTTCTTGGCAGCGTCAATCTCTTGCGATACTTGCTTGTCCATCTTCTTGCCCGACCATGCGGAAATCGACAGGTCAACGAGCATTGATTTATCTTGAATCATTTTTAATTCTCCAATTTGCTAAACGGTTTAGTAAATCAACCAACACGCACAGTCTTACCGACAGGTGCGACCTTATCCGTATTGATTGCAAACAACACAGGTACATCAACTGACTCAGGCCACGGGGTGTAGCCATCGGTCAACACAACAACAGCTTCGGGCTTCATGCCCTTGCCCTTCACATACTCAAACACACTACATACGTTAGTACCGCCACCACCGCGCGGCTTGGTTGACTGCATGATACTACTGAAACTGTCCGGCTCATACTTTTCGTGGCGTGCAACTTGAGTGTCCCAATACAGCAGGTCGATACACCCCGGCACCACGGTGTTACAGATACTAACTACCTCGGTCAAAAACTCGTTCAGCACAGGCCCATCGATACTACCTGATGTATCTACAGCAACTACTAGCGGCCCGACCGACTCACCGACAAGCGACGGCAAGTAAACATTCTGGTCCACCCACCGTCGGTTTGGTTTGCGCCATGTGGATACATCTTTGTCCTGACAGAACGAAGTAACAAAGTCCCGCAGTGCCTCACGCCAATCAACCTTCGGGGTCAGCAACTCCGTAATACTTCTATCCACATCGCCCTTCATCTTACCTGCGAGAATCATGCCTTGACGTAGAGCTTGGTCGATTTCCTTGGACAGAGTTTCTTGTGCTTCCTTGGACAACTCGCTTGCCCCGTCCCAATCATGCTCGTCAAACCCATTGCCGCCCTCGTCGCCGTCATCATCTGACAACACATCAAAGACTTGCTTGGCGCTCATGCTGCGGTACTGCTCGTCCAGACACCTACCCTCTGGCAACTTAACGTCACGCTCGCTTGGGTCAGAGTCATAAATCATCAGGTTGATAACGTAGTCACACGCCATGTTTGCTTTCCGCGCGTTCTGTTTGTACAGATTCTTCCATGTGGTCAGATGGCGAAATGCTTTGTGCAGATTCTCGTGCAGCACTAACGCACGAATCTCTTGGTCGGTCAGTCCCTCTACAAACTTGCGACCATACATAACATCTCGACCATTGGTTACAGCGGTAGGCACAGCATCGTCCACGCTAGTCTTACCCAGCATGAAAATACCTGAATACAAACAATACCTTGGCTCATTCATCAGCCACACGTGAGCACGCTGAATCCGCTGCTCGGCAGTAAGTTTTGCCATCACACTCTCCTAGTTTACGAAATCGCTTGGGATTTCCAAGTCAATCAATGCCTGAATCTGAAACGCCTGCGTTAGTGCTTCGATGATTTGTTGCGGGTCTGCGTTGATACTGGTCGATGCCCTGACTACTAAATAAATTAGTAACGATATCGCCATGTCTGGACTGTCTCGGTAGTGCTTGTTGAGACTGTGGAATATCTCATCACAACATTCTTGTGCTACCCGTGCATCAGTCGGCTCCATCTTCTTTCCTCCACGATACGCATACTTCGCCGTCAAACAAATCAGGGATTACATACTGTGCATACTTGCCCTCGGCCACCAGACTTTTAGCAACTGTCTCCGCTACATCATCATCCAGTGTAAGCATCCGATACGGCCTATGCAGCATAGCCATCTCGACAATCTCGCCGTCGCAAACAAACTCACCAAATTCGATATTCCCTAGCAACACCTTCATCATCTTTCCTTTCGTACCCGTACAGCGGGTATAACACCGGGTCAATTAAAACTAATTCATCTTTTGGTATAGACAGGTGCGTGAATGCGCTGTGCTTCGTGGTTTGGTATTTACCCATGACATAGCCCGTACCGAAATCCATGTACACCACGACCACATAACTCTTCCACGCACACAGGTCGCCTTCTCTCAGAACAGATACTGATTCTTCAGTGCCCAATCTTTGAACTCCTTATTGCTAATCGCAATCGTCTGCTTCTCCGACTTGATAATGCTTTTAGCAAATAGAGCCTGCCACTCGGGGTCGAGCCGCTGCAAATACTTCATGAACGAAGCGAACGTATCTTTCTGAACTTTCACCAAGGCACTGAAAACAAAGATACATTTGGCAACCGTATCCTCGGGAACTTTGGTGTTCTCAGGGTCTTTAATGACTACGTCCCACGTCGGGAGCTTATCGACCACCGTAAAAAAGGCTTGCATATCGCGGGCCGCAGACTCACCAATCGTGCCAGACAATGCTGTGATGGTAAGGTTGTCGCCAAGAATAGCGCGCTGCTTTGCAATATCGGATGCCTTCTCCAATGAACGTGGCGTGACGAAAGCCGTCTGGCCGGCCCGAGTCGGATTGAAAATGTAGGGATTGTCTCGCTGCCCCTCGTCCGCATACGATGCCAGTGCCTGCGGGAATTGCTTGACCCATGCGATAATCTCCGGTGCGATGTTGTTGTTCAATGCCCAATCAATCCACTGCTCATCATCAGGCTTACGCACAGTAACAAAGCAAACACGATTCCGTGCATGCGCTTCGAGCGAGTCACCCACACCATCACTTGCTAGGTTAGTCGTACCGAACACGATACTGCCCTCGGGCAGATACACATCACCAATGCGATGCTCAAGCATCAGAGTCAGCAAGACATTCTTCACAGACTTAATCGCTTTGCCAATCTCGTCGAGCATCACCACCACAGGCTTGTCGGCTTGCAGTTTGAACCGCGCATTGGGTGCGAACTTAGTCACTTTGCCAATACCAGCAGCATCTACCGTATACGGCAGGGCAAAGTCGCCTAGGTCCAACAGCGTGCAGTCGATGTATGCAGGCTCGTGCTCGGGGTTCATCTCTACAATCTTGTTGAGCATCGCACTCTTACCGATACCCGGCTCGCCCTGACCAATCACAGTCACCGACTTGCCTACGGTAGATACCAAATTCGCAAACTCATTCAGCGAAACAGAACTGCCGAAATTAATCACAGACATCACAATCTCCTAAACGGTTTAGTAAATACAACACAGGTAAAACACACGTACCACGACAACGACTACATCATACCACATCTACTTGACAATGTCAAGTGTTTCCACTACCCGTTTTAATTTCCACTTTGTCTATATAGTACGCACCATACACGTGGTTTATAATTCGATTGGCCCTAGTGCACACAGTTTTCTTGTTAACGACTTCGCCATGTGCTATGTGGTGCAACAACTCCAAAAACTCAGCGTCATCATCAGAAGTCAGCATCTCTTTTAGTTTTTCTGCGGCTACTATATACGGTATGTTACCGTTTAGTTTTTTTATGTCTGACGGATAATTGCACAGATACCTAATTTGGCCCTCTTGTCGGGATTTGAGCGGTGTATTCTGCAACTCAGTACCATCCATCACCGACGTTACGGCTTTTAGCCATGTTAGAAACTGTTTGCACTCAGCCCTAGCTTGTTTGCTCTTGTCTTTATCTACACGTAGCCGTTGCTCGGTATGGGTCAAAACTTTTTCGGGTTCATACACGCCCCGCGATTCATTATTTACGAACCGCACTGGGTCTTTCGGGATTGGAAAAATTACATCCTCGTGGGATACATCGGACTGACGCAGCCACAAATTATTCTTGTGTTTATATACACCATAAAGGCCGCCGGGCCGGTACCAGCGCATAGCCCTAACCACCAAGGATATAAATTTACTGGTAGTGGGCGTGATGTACCCACCATGACACAATGAAAACGAACTGTCGGGGTGCACGGTAATTACTGGGGTGTCATAACAAATAATCTGGATGTCACCATTGTCTTTCATCACCATGTGCTCGTGCTTGCGGCGGCGATTAATAAACGGCTTAGTATTATGCACATCCCCACGTATCGGTTCGACTGCATCGTAACGCGCCTTGATTTGGCTATAGTCTACTAACATTTTTAGTTCTCCACGTAGCAGATATATGAATTGACTCCGGTGCTCACTGATTCGTGGCACGACAAGGCCTTTAGTTGGAACGCGACGTTCGCCTGATTCATTAAGACAATCGCAAACACGGCGGCGACAGCACCGGCCAGCGCACCGATACAAAAACAATCTATCTTGCTAATCCTTTGCAGCTCATCCATTGCTGTCCCCTTGTTGGCTTGGCGTTATGTAGATAATCTGTTCCACGTTCTTTTTGATGAGTTCCCGACTAAATTCAGAGTCGAGGTAGATGTTGTGCTTGCCTTTTCTTTCGGCAACGATGTATGTGTTTCCCGTTTCCTTGTGTAGACGCAGCGCCTCAAACATTGCTGAGCCGGTTGTGGTTATCTCCGGACGACAGTTCATTCTTCTTCTCCCTCGATGTGTCCGGTGGCTTTACCAATAAGGAACTCACCCTCCATGTAGTCCAACCCATCATCAAACGCAATTTCTTCGTCATACTTAATGCGCACATGGGGCTTGCCGTCGTTGTCACGCACGTCTTCAGCGGCTTGCTCCAACCACTCGGCCACTTTCTCGACAGTAGCACCAGAAAGATTCACATCGAACGTCCATCTGATGGGTTTCCAGTCTTTGTCGTGCGCAATCTCGACGAGCCTGTAGGAATCTACAGTTCCATCTTCCGAGACAATCTCTGCTACTCCGTAGCTCCAATTCATTTCGTTTTCTCCCATATCAATTGGCCCGCTCTACCTGCGACAGTTTCTTCCAGCATCAGCACGTACAAATCACGCGCAATCTTTCGGCACCTGCTGTGGTTGCCGACAATGTCTAAAACTTTTAGTAAGTCTTTGGTTCGCACAAAGTATTCGCGCCTCATGGTCTACCTCGGATTCTTTTGGTTAGTCTCGCGCAGCGTGGTGAACGCAGCACTCTGGGGCACGTATTGATAGCCGCCCTTGCCATACTCTTGCACCACACACCACGAACCACGCTCAAGCGCAGCGTAAAACTCACCACACTCAAGACAATGCTTGTACCCAAGCATCGAGCGGCCATCCTCGATGAAGTCACCACAATCTACACAGTGCAGCATCCTAGTCATTCCACACCTCCGCTTTGATAGGACGCACGTTGTTGATGACGAAATGCCCCGTGCCATCCGTGTACCTGAGTTCCGCTTCTGCCTCGGCCTCTGCGTTGTTGACGGCGATAGCCATAGCCAACTCTTCACTATCTGCCTCTATAACTTCTTCCATATAAAACGGAATCGTCACCTGCATCTCACACTTCACCCAATACTTAGTCATCACACACCTCCAATTTGCTAAACGATTTAGTAAGTACAGCAAACGTGCCAAGCGAAATCCCACTTGACAGGACCATCATACCACACAAACTTGACAATGTCAAGTATTTTAGAAAGAAATAATTTGTTTTGGTGTGTTGCTACATCGAAGATTTTGCTTTACACGCGTAACGTCAAATAAAAAACGCGATGAAATTTTGTTTGCTTTACACTTGACAAGGGCAGGAATGAGGGAAATTGCTCAAAATTTGGGCTGTCATGTTACAATGTCGCGGATTAGTGATACTTTGTAACATTTTTTGCGACATGAAGAATCTAGGCAAACCATTGTCTGTCGAGGCCTTAGTGATACTCTGTTGCAATGTTACACTTTTTTCCTATACTCGGCAGAAAAAATAAATTTTTCGAAATCACTTTACACTTTACATTGTCAATTGACACTCGCGCAGCGAGAAAAAATTTTTTGGTGGTGGTTCATTTTTTCTTAATTTTGTAACAGAATATCATTAAGGCCTTCTAAACCCGCATGGATGCTGCAAAGTTCATGTTACAAATCATGTTACAAGCATGCAACACGATGCGCGTCAAAGTATCATTAGTGCCGTTTTTACCCGCGCCAATGCTGCAAAGTTCATGTCGCAAAAAGTTGTAACATTGCCCATTTTGTTGCGATGCAGCAAAACATAGTCGAGTCGGCCGCCTGCTGCTGTGCCATTCCGATGCCAGTTTTTGGACGCGCAAAGCGCGGACGTAAAAAAGCCCCGCCGAAGCGGGGCGTGATGTACTAAGTAGTTTAGTATTTCGCCACCATCGCAGCGAGCGCGGCGCGCAGATGTTTGGTTGCCATATCCGGCGCAAAATCCAAATCCTGCTTGTCTTCGATTTGCTTGATGAGCGTGGTCAGCGTGTTGCGGAATTTGTCAGAGTCCGACACCTTGGGCGCAGTGGCGGCGTCCGCTGTCTTACCATAGTTTGGCCAAGCCTTTTTCAGCGCGTGCATAAACATCGTGTCACGTGTTGCGGTGGCGTCTTTTTTCGCTGCGCGTACTGCAATGCCCTCTGGACTCTTTGCGTCTGTATCCTTCACATTAGCCATTAGTGCATCGCGGTGGCGCTTTTCTAGCATTGGGATAATGATATCCGCGCAGAATTGAACCTTGACCTCTTTGAGCGCCTCGGGTGATTTATAGAAAGCTAGAATGTGTTTACCCGCAGCGTCCCACCCGCTATCCGCTGTCTTGCTAGCCTTGATTGCAGCCTTGACCGATTCGACCATCGCGCTATAGTTTGCGTCCATTTTACTAAATCCTTTTAGTCACACTAGGTAAGCCGCCTAGTCAGCAGGACGTATGTCGTCCATGTGTTACATTCTACAGCAATTGCGCCCAATGTCAAGTGTTACTAAGCGATTTAGTACATCTGGCCGACCCCACCTTACCCCGACCCCCCAGATAGGCTTTGGGACTCCGCCCGTTCTGCTATGCACTGTAATCCACACAGTCGAACCGCAATTCTGTAGACTACCCCCGTCACTTGACATTACCTCCCACATATGCCCACCCCTACATACGAAAATTACGGTAAGCAGTGGTACGAGAAGAACAAAGACAAACATAAAGAAGCAACAGCCCGCAACAAGGCTATAAAGCGCGAAGAATGGCGACAATACAAAGCCACCCTAGCCTGTGCTCAATGCGGCCAGAACCATCCCGCGACATTAGATTTCCATCACCCTGACCCAAAACAAAAAGAAAGCTCGGTGCAAAAATACAGCTCCAACGGCCAGTTCAAACGCGCCTACGAAGAAGCAAGCAAGTGCATCGTGCTCTGCGCTAATTGCCACCGTATTCATCACTACGATGAAAAGAAAAATAAAAAAGACCCCCCACCCCCTTGATTTATTTCCTAATATGTGTTTTAGTCGCGGCTAGAAACACCCCCCGTGGATGGAACCACGCATTTAAAAAATGCCACTAGTAGTTACGCCAGAATTAGGCATACCTTTGCCTATCAACACTACACCGGAAGAAATCGAAGACTTCCGAGAAAAGGCACGCGCGTTCTGCGAGACCGTGCAAGAACTAATTAAGAACGGCGCAGAAGTAGAAATCACGCCAGAAGACGAAGAAGACGCCGCCCAACTCTTTACCGAACAAAAGCCCCTGACCAAAAGAATCACGCCGGGCACGGTGCTCAAACTAGAAGCGCTTCTTTCTGCCTACGACCACGAGCTACTTAATGCTGCTCAACGTTTGCGCACGTTTGTAACCAACCGGCTTATTGAAGAAACCGAAAACGAGAAGCCCAGCGACCGCCTACGCGCCCTAGAACTGCTGGGTAAGATTTCTGATGTCGGTCTGTTCGCCGAAAAGGTGCAGATTGATATAACTCACCGAAAGTCCACCGACATCGAAGCAGAGATTTTGAAGAAGTTGGACAACTATATTGAAGCGGAAGTAGTACAAAAGCCGCTTGATTTGCTGGCACTAGATTTGGATGCAGAATTAGGGCTGAAAAATGACGCCTGAACTTGCCAAAAAGCTCAAATTAGCACTACCGCTAATGCCAGAGCACGAACGACAAAACATTTTGGCGCTGCTGGAAGAGTACGAAGGCAAGAAAAAGACCGAAAAAGCCCAAGTAGAGTTCATGGAGTACGTGCATACCGTATGGCCTAGCTTCATTGACGGCGCACACCACAAGAAAATGGCCGCTGCGTTCGAGCGGGTGGCCCGAGGCGAGATTAAACGCCTTATCATCAACATGCCGCCACGGCATACTAAGTCAGAATTTGCGTCTTATCTGCTGCCATCGTGGTTTCTGGGTAATTTTCCCGGTAAGAAAGTCATTCAGACATCCCACACTGCTGAGCTGGCGGTTGGCTTTGGCCGGAAAGTCCGTAACTTGGTGGATAGCGATGTCTATAAAACAATCTTTTCTGATGTTTCTCTACAAGCTGACTCTAAGGCCGCTGGTCGCTGGGCTACTAACCGAGGCGGAGAGTACTTTGCTATTGGTGTGGGGGGCGCAGTTACTGGTAAAGGTGCTGACCTACTGATTATTGACGACCCGCACAGCGAACAAGAAGCAGCACTGTCCGAAACCAACCCCGAAATCTACGACAAAACCTACGAGTGGTACACATCTGGCCCTCGTCAGCGTCTGCAGCCGGGTGGTTCTATCGTAGTTGTGATGACACGATGGTCAAAGAAAGACCTCACAGGGCAGGTTTTGAAGGCCGCTGCTCAACGCAGTGGAGAAGAATGGGAAGTTATCGAGTTCCCGGCTTTGCTGCCGTCTGGGCGCCCCCTATGGCCTCAGTTTTGGTCTTTGAAGGAACTTGAAGCGCTAAAAGCCGAACTTCCGCACCCAAAATGGATGGCGCAGTACCAACAAGACCCTACCAGCGACGTAAGCGCGATTATTAAACGCGAATGGTGGCAGATTTGGGAAGACGAACGCCCGCCGCGCTGTGAATTTATTATCCAATCTTGGGATACCGCGTTCTTAAAGCACGAACGGGCTGACTATTCCGCCTGTACGACGTGGGGTGTCTTCTATAACAACGAAGATGAGAACGATGCCAACATTATCTTGCTAGACGCGTTCAAAAAGCGTATGGAGTTCCCAGAACTAAAAGAAACGGCGTACGAGTGTTACACCGAATGGGAACCAGATAGCCTGATTATCGAAGCAAAAGCGGCCGGCGCACCGTTGGTGTTTGAATTACGCGCCCGGGGCATACCGGTACAGGAGTTTACCCCGTCAAGAGGTAACGATAAAATTGCCAGACTTAATGCCGTAGCAGATATTTTCGCTTCTGGCAAGGTGTGGGTGCCTAATACTAATTGGGCAGAAGAATTGGTAGAAGAAGTTGCTTCGTTTCCATCAGGCGAACACGACGACATGGTGGATAGCATGACCCAAGCGCTGCTGCGCTTCCGTAGGGGTGGGTTTATCCGTCTAGATTCTGATTATAAAGACGAGATTCCGGGATTTAAAAGTAGCCGCGAGAAGCGGTTTTACGCAATTTAAGGGCGCGACATGGCAATTGATAAGGCAATTAATCCGGCTCCGCAGGGGCTGACTGGTGACGAAACACTACAACCCGACCTCGAAATCCAAATCGAAGACCCGGAAAGTGTCACTCTCGACGACGGTAGCATGGAAGTTACTATTGCGCCGGACACGGCAGCGGATGATGAATTTAACGCAAACCTCGCCGACGAGATGGACGAGGGCCAACTGACGCATCTTGCTGGGGAACTTCTGGCAGATTTTGATACAGATGTCGCGTCGCGTCGGGATTGGCTTGAGACTTACGTCGATGGCCTTGAGTTGCTGGGTATCCGCTTGGAAGACCGCACTGAACCGTGGCCCGGTGCATGCTCTGTGTATCACCCCCTGCTGGCAGAAGCCCTAGTTAAGTTCCAGTCGGAAACGATTATGGAGACCTTCCCCGCTGCAGGTCCGGTCAAGACCAAGATTCTCGGCAAGGAAACCCCGGAGAAAGCCGACGCCGCAGACCGCGTGCGTGAGGACATGAACTACCAGCTCACCGAGAATATGCCGGAGTATCGCCCTGAGCATGAGCGTCTTTTGTGGGGTCTGGGCCTTGCTGGCAACGCCTTCAAGAAAATTTATTTTGACCCGTACCTTGGCCGTCAAGCGGCTGTCTACGTACCAGCAGAAGATATGTTGGTGCCATACGGGGCATCAGACCTACGAACAGCAGAGCGCGTCACTCATGTCATGCGCAAAACATCTAATGAGATTCGTAAGCTTCAGGTGGCTGGCTTCTATCGAGATGTAGACCTTGGCGAGCCGGTGGCTGTGTTGGACGAAGTAGAAAAGAAGATTGCCGAGAAGATGGGCTTTCGCGCTACGTCCGATGAGCGGTTCAAGCTGCTTGAGATGCACGTAGATTTGATTCTTGCGGGCGACGAAGATACGGATGAGTCCGGTGAAGAGACCGGTGTGGCTCTGCCGTATGTGGTAACGATTGAGAAGGGCACCCAGACTATTTTGGCTATTCGCCGCAACTGGGACCCGGAAGACGAGACCAAACAGAAGCGTCAGCACTTTGTGCATTATGGCTATATCCCCGGCTTTGGCTTCTACAACCTCGGTCTAATTCACCTTATTGGCGCTTACGCCAAGTCGGGCACCATGCTGATTCGTCAGTTGGTGGATGCAGGCACTCTGTCTAACCTCCCCGGCGGCTTCAAGGCCCGTGGCCTGCGTATTAAAGGCGACGACACCCCGATTGCTCCGGCCGAGTTTAGAGATGTGGATGTGCCCAGCGGCACCATCCGGGACAACATTATGCCCCTGCCGTACAAAGAACCCAGCCAAGTTCTTATGGGGTTGATGAACCAGATTATCGAAGAAGGCCGTCGCTTTGCTAGTGCGGCTGATATGAAGGTCTCGGATATGTCGGCACAAGCCCCGGTGGGTACGACTCTGGCTATTCTTGAACGCACGCTGAAGATTATGTCGGCAGTGCAGGCGCGTATCCACTACGCGATGAAGCAAGAATTTAAGCTGTTGGCCGCGATTATTCGTGATTATGCCCCGGAAGAGTACGACTTTGACCCGGAAGAAGGCGACCGCAAGGCCCGCAAAGCCGACTACGACAACGTAGAAGTTATCCCGGTATCTGACCCGAACGCGGCGACTATGTCGCAAAAAGTCGTTCAAATGCAAGCAGTTATGCAAATGGCGGCGAACGCACCGCAGGTATACGACCAAAAAGAACTTAACCGCCAGATGTGCGAAGTTCTCGGGGTAAAAAACGTTGACAAGCTGATTCCACCGGATGAGGAACAAAAGCCCAAAGACCCGGTTACGGAGAACATGAACTTCCTGAATAGCACGCCGAACAAGGCATTTATCTATCAGGACCATGAGGCGCATATCCAAACGCACATGATGTTTATGCAAGACCCGAAGCTGTCACAAATGGTTGGGCAGTCCCCTAACGCTCAGGGCATCCAAGCCGCAATCCAAGCGCATATTGCTGAGCACCTAGCCTTTGCCTATAGGTCGCAAATCGAAGAGCAACTGGGTGTACCGCTGCCGCCGCCGGATGAAGCGCTGCCGGAAGATGTTGAAGTAGACCTGTCCCGCTTGATTGCCCAAGCCGCTCAAAAGCTCAACCAGAAGAACACCGCCGAAGCCCAGCAGGCACAGGCGCAACAACAGCAGCAAGACCCGCTCGTCCAGATTCAGCAGAAAGAACTGGAGATTAAAGAGCGCGAGCAGACGATGAAAGAACAGAAGGCGATGGCCGATGTGCAGATTGAACAACAACGCTTGG